CACCACCAGAAGCTGAAAGCATTATGTTGACCTTATAATTGCGCTAGTTGCTGTATTGGCAGGAAATGTAACGGTAAATGTTTGATTTGTCACCGTACGGTCTGCACCAAAGTTAAGTACTGCTACTGATCTGTTAGCTTTACTAGCGTTGTAAATTAATGCGCCACGAGATGTGAACGAAGATCCAGGCCAAGACGCATCGTTAAAACTTACGTAAGCCGTGCTGCCAGAAGATTGAACCGTGGCACCAGTCAAAGTAACGCCACCAGCTACATAGCCAGTTCCAGTTACTTCGCCAGTTGCTGTATAAGCCGTTGTGTCTTCACCAAGCTCTGCAGCAGCCGTGTAAAGAGCAATCTTAATGGTGTCAACCAAAAGATTATGGATGCCCTCGTAAAGCTCTTCTTTAAACGATGTGGTTTGGGTCTGGGTAATCATTTAACTGGATACCTCACCTGCCCATCCCTGTAGGCATCTTGACGGAGCTTGCCGTCGCCAAGCTGTTTAGCCAGCATAAAGGCTTCGTCGTACCGTTTCTGATACACAACAATCACATCCTGCTCGCCCTTCATAAACGTATAGGCTTCAAGCAGCGCACCATACAGAAGCAGCGAATCAAAGTTATCCCCAAGCCAGCTGGTTCCTGCCGTAACAATCGACTGCGGGTAATAGCCAAAATGCAACTCCATGTAGTAGTTAGCATCTGGCGTGGGACCAAGAATCAGTGTGTTGGCGTCAAAATTAGCGTAATGCGTGGGTTTGCCAGTAACGCCTGGGTACGGAAACGCCTCCCGAATGAAGTTAACATCTTTGTTAAGTAGGTATGTATAGACTTCAGAAGGGGTGTTGTAGTTCTCAATAACGGCCAGGGAGTACGTATACAGGTAATCTGACGGAAGAGACAGATATTTATTGTCCGCTGTAACCTGCCCAGTCATGTTTTTCCGAATGGCCGGAAACTGAATGGAGTTGTAAATCCGCTGCTCAGCCTGCTGAATGAACGTGTTGATCTGTTCGGTTGACGTAAACGTAACCGTGCCAGTGCCCGCAACATCAGTCCATTGCGTGCTGGGGAAGTCGTTTTCGACGTACCCCTTAATCGTTTCAAACAGCGTGGCGTAGTTCATTAGGCCATCGGTCCCCGGCACTTGATGCCTTTAGTAGCTGCACCAAAACCGCGCATCGTGATCTCACCGTTCATGTTCTCCTTGGTGTTGGCACCGATAGAGACAACCATGGAAGGCGATTTGCTGTTGACGCTTGATGCGTTGCGGATCTTGGAGTTGCTGTACGAATCCATCGACACGCAAGACTCAAGCCCAGTCTCGTTAATTTTTTTACCAGTCATGGTATGCGGTTCAGCATACGTGCTGGCAGGGCCAATTTCTTTGCCCTTAACTTTCATGCTGTACTTAGCCATTTAGATGCCTACCTTTCTAACTGTGCGAACAGGCGACTTCTGATTAGCAACCTTTGCCAGACCACGACCCAGACGCTTCATCTCCAGATTGGTCTTGCCACCAGCACGGTAGCTCTTGCCGTGCATTTTTTTCTCATGGGTTTTGACCGCCTTCTTGGCGACCTTCTCCATCATGGGCTTGTCTTTTTTGATGTCCTCGTGCTTCATGTTTTACTCCTTAAGTTATTGACACTGTTGCCGTACCAACTGCGGTTGTGGCAATTGAGTTGTTGGGGGTTAAAAGTGTGTCAAAGCTGCTGGCACCACCGACAGGATTCCAGCCCCATTGAAAGATTCGACTACCTTCGGCGGATACACCTGTTTGATCCGTGGAAGTGCCTGTTCCGTTGAAAATCTGCAATCCAGTTGTACCAGATAGCTTATAGCTCAGATCACGACGGGGGTTGCGAACAGCCTGCGGATCATCCACGGGATACATGCCAAGCTGAAGTTGGGGATGATCAGGATCCCAGCAGCTACGGCACACCAGAAGGTTAATGTTCTTGGTTTTGATGACGAGACGGCGCAGATCTTTCAGCTTAAAGCGAAAGTCGCAACGATCACATTCAGCAATCGAATTTTTACCGGACGCAAACCTGTTGCCCATCAGTAATTCGCCCCGTCAATAAACATCTGCCTTGGCACCAGCCGGTCAGCCGCCTTCTCCCGATCCTCGCCAGCAGCCAGTTCCCAAGCCTCATCGTACATGTCTTTGAGTACTTGTAGGCGCCCCATCCCATCAGGAATCTTGAGCGCCAAGTAGTACGACAGTCCTGCGGTCAAACAGGTAATGAAGCGAAACGGGACATCAAAGTCCACCACGCCAGTAGTCGCATCCTGAATCCGACGCATACGCCAGTACACCAAAGTGTAGGTCTGGGAGTCATCCGGCACCGGCCATACTGTTACGCATGGGAGCTGTTGTAGTGATACCGCCACCCCAGTTAAGTGCGCTGCAGCAGTCGTACCGTTCTGTCCACGGAAGCAGTTGCTCAACACATTCCCAGAAATATAACTATAGAAGATAGTTTCACTGCCAATCTTTATGTACCCCGACGCCGGAAGGCCAGCAACCGAGTTCAGCGTTATGGATGTAACGGCTGAGTTAATTCCACCATTCAGTGTTAACCCAGTAGGCCCAACATTGCCAGACTGCCGGTTGACGTAGATCTGGATTGGCCGGGCCTGTGTCAGTTTGTTTGGGATTGTGGCGTAGGTGCTGACTGAGATTCTGGTAATGGTCAGGTCAGCCTGCGTTGCAGAGTTGTTAGCCTGAGTCCGAATCACATGCTCCAGCAGATCCACCGTATCGACGGGCAGCGGGTAGGTCATCAGCCCTGGGGTTAGCTGGAAAGATCCCTGCTCAACAGTCCAAAGGTTAATGCCACGGTTAGCCCAGTCAGCAAATAAAAGGTTGAGGCTACGACGAGCGGTGCGTAAGTCATAGCCAGAACGAAGTTCTCCACCCGCACGTTCAAATGCCTCCTCGACAATGTCGTTGAGATTTAGCGTAAAGCTGCTGACGCCTGATGTAGTCATTTATCTGAACCTTGCGGTTTTTTTAGCAACGGTTTTGGGTTGGGCGACGAACTGTTTTCCGGCAGCTTTTCCAGCTCGTTTAGCCCTAGTAGTGGCAGCGTATTCCTGCGGGGATAACGCTTTGATGGCGGCGGAAGGGAGGTATCTTTCCCCCGTCGCCTTCGATCCCTGCGTAGAAGGTTTGCCACTCTTAGTTCTCCACTTCTGAGCCGTCCAGTTCTTCAAGCTCTGCTGTGGCTTAGCCAGCCCACCCATTACTTGTAGCCCCCACCGGATTTCTTGTACTGCAGGGCAAGCATCTGCGCCTTACGCGCCGACCATTGCCCCGGAGCACCACCTTTACCACCGGCTTTAATCCGCTCAAACAGTGACTTACGCATGCCCGGCTTGGTGTAGTTTCCGGCCTCATTGACCTTGGACTCTCCACCTTTGGCAAATTTGGTGAACTTGTCACCGTCTTTGCGAACAGCCGTTTTAGCTTTGGGCATTTTGGATGAGCGGATCGCGCCCATCCCGCGTGAGGCCATCATTTAGCAAGACCCACCATAACGCATTTTCTTGGTCATGCCGCCAGCTTTCATGCCCTTGCCTTTGGTCATGCCGCCACCCATCATGCCTTTGCCGCCAGCCATAACAACTTGCTTGCCTTTGGTTTTGCCTTTGATGGCAACACCGTCACGGCTAGGAGCCGCAGTCTTAACTGCGCCCATTTTGGAGGGAGCCATACCGCCTTTTCCGTATTTCATTTGTTTTCCTTTCGTAAATTCACGACCTACTGATTGAGGAACATCCACCTTCTTCGCAAACGCTGGGTTGTGGGCCACCGCCTGCATAAACTTTTCCTGCTTTTTACTGACGGCAGGCATCAGACCATCCGTCCACGAGTCTTACCACGCTGAGCGCAACCATCAGCACGTTTGGAGGCAGACTTTACGGTGCCACCTTTTTTCTTGCCCCGTGTTTCACGTTTTACTTCAGCTTCAGCTTCGCGACCTGCTTGAGCCGCACGTTCAACATTTTGTTGACGAACATACTCATCAGGTGCTTCCCGTTGCATAGACTCCATAAGACTTTGTCTTACGGCATACTCCCCCATCTTTTTACCGGGACGGTCAGTCATGATTACACCATCTTCCCACGAGTTTTACCGCGCTGAGCAATGCCATCGGCACGGGCAGAGGCAGATTTAACCTTACCACCGGACTTCATACCTTTAGCACGAGCCGCCCTTTTTTCCTCACGCATTAAATCAGTATCTGCTTCTTGTAAAGCCTTCAATGTATTTTCGTACGTATCTTTTTTGCCTTGATAAGATGGTGCGTAAGATTGCAAACGCACATAATCGCTAGTTATTTCACCTTTATCTGCTTTTTGTGCTGCTTCTTCGTGACGAGCCATAAGTTTTGCACGAGCATCACGTTGGGGTTGCCCTTTCATAAACTCTTCTTGGTCTTTTTCCAGCCAAGACTTTTTATCCTTCGCCATCACTTACCCCTTTTGAATAAGTTGGTTAATTTTGTCTTCAAGGCGGTTAAACCTTGCATCAATGTGTTCCACAAGTTTGTCAATTTCTGCTTGAGTGACGTTATCACGGGCCACCTCCTCGCGTGTTTTATTTAAAAGGATACTGA